TTCTTAGCCTGCCTTTCAGCGGCACTAGCGGCTCTAGCAGAGTTCATAGTAGAACCGATATCACTCATGCCTACAGAAGCAGCTGAAGCTCCAGATATAGAACCGCCTATACCATTAGTTGCAGCAAGAATAGGATTCAAACCAGCGGCACGCATATCTTCTACAGCCCATTGATAACGATGTTTATAATTTTCCACATTCCAAGCATTAGCCTGTGCAGCATTAGCGGAATTGTAATGATTCTGAACTGCAGATCCGAGAACAGAACCAGCAACACTGCCTAATGTATTTGAAAGCCATGACATATAACCAACTCCTTCTAGAAGTGATCAACGAGGCCGGGCGTACCGAACATAGGCATAGGACGCACGGTAGTGTAACGGAAGCCTATATCGAGCAAGAACTCAGGCTCACTGGGAACAGCGATAATGCGCTCAATAGGTGGATTTTCCGTAATGAATTCCTCGTTCAGAGTAGGAGCATTACTGAAGAACTGGGATAAGTGCCATACATCAAGGTTACCACCAGTTACAGAGCTACGGAACTTACCCGTGATCTGCGAAGGCTTATAACGATATTCAGCATAGCGTTCCTGATAGCCGAAAACAGTAGTATCAGCTTCAGTACCTTGAGCATAAATCTCGCGAAGCTCAATGGCCTGTTCACCAAGATGGGCGAATGTTGGCCAATAGAAATCGTAAACCGTAGAACGAAGCCACATCTTATTGATGCCTTGCTGATAAGTAAGGTCGGCCCGGGCAGAAACGAAGCCTATAATATAGCCATGTTCGACGAAAGATTTGGTGAAACCATGAAACTTAGCAGCAGTAACGCCGTAAGCAGAAAGATTGCCTTGAGGAGAGGTGTTGTCGGTTGCAGAAGTCTGAGCTATTGGATTGACGTTAACCATTTTAGTGAACGAACCTAAAAACTCAGGACGCTGAAGACGAGCGTCTGGAGAAACAACACCAAAAAAAGAGCGAAGCACTTCCGTATACCGACTACCACCGCGAGCAAGGCGCTCATAGAACTTCTGCATCTGAAAAGCAGTGCGCAGGCTGTTGATGGTGAATATATTTGAGCTGTCGAGATCGGCATATGAATTCTTCGACAGCCAAGAAGAACCGGGCTGAGCAGTAACAGTAGACACACCGGAGCCATTGACAGAATGACCGGCTATAGAAACATCATAACCACCTTGATACTGCAATGTACCGCTCGCGGTATATACATTATGAACACCGCCATCTTTCGAAAACTGAGCAGCACCTAGATTTTTATTCGTCTGCGAGACATAATATCCGGCAACAGGCGAAGGGTCAACTAATGTAGCGGTACCGGCAAGACCTATAGATACACCAGGTCCCTTCTGGGTCCAAGGAAGTGCCGAAGTGAAATAATCATGGCGCTTACCGCGAGGAGGACAGGCTAAGCCGGGAACAATACTGGTACCTGACGTGAAAACCCAAGAAGGCTGATCAGAAGCGCGAGAAGAATCCAATACTTCATTGGTATCGCCTTTCTGGATCTTGACAGACTTCTGGAGATTTTCATCACGAAACCATTCATTCCAGATGAGGTAGACAGCGCGGAACGGAAGGGCGCTAATACCAGATATATTATTAGCCGTATTCACGGGAAGGCCGAAATAGTCCCATAGAGAGCCTACATAACCGTTTTCAGAGTTACCAGTAGCAGTAACAGCAGGGATGACATAATCAATACTATCGTCAGGATCTTCCTGCTCGAAACAGAAGTTCTGCCAGTGGTCCCAGACAAGGCGGTTTGGGACAAAAAAGAAAAACCAGTCCAGATATATATTATCCATGATAGGCTTAATAGGAGTAGCAAGGCGAGCGAAGTAATTAATAGACATCCTAGTAGTGTCGCCAGGCAGTACTTCATCAACGAATACAGGTATAAGCTTGCCTGAGTTGAAAGTCGTCTTATAAACGTGCGAGCGGTCGAATTTAGTCCGCCGCATATACATTGCAGGAGCATCGCTGAAGCGATGACCTCGAACTCTAATTTTTCGAGCCAAATTTTCACCTTCTTTGAAGTGTAAACCCAAGAATTATCCTAAAGCAAATCATTCTTAGGTTTTAGTTTATTTTTGCGTCACCTACGCCAGTTACATCAAGTAAGTAATTGGCTTCGGTGACGCCTATTTTTGTATTTCTTCATTATTTTGTTCTAAAGTGTTACTTTTTTCTTGTGTTTGTTTACTACTTACGGACTGTTGTGGTTCATCAAAGGTATATTTGCTACCATACAGACCTTGTTGTTGGAGATATTCGAGCGTTGCAGGATCATTCAATCGGTCGATGAAATTCATAGGATCGTGACCGAATTTAGCTCGAACGTAAGCGGGTAAACTGTAGAATTCTTCACGAACTCCAGACACAAGCTCAAGAGCTGTACTGTAATCACCGGGGAGCGTTGCATCTCCGAACTGCAGATAAGCGTATTGCGAACTATCGCCGAGGTCAAGAGTCATGATACCTTTCTGACCGTCTGCATACTTATTTACGATGTAATTGATATCAGTTTCATCTTTCTCGTCCTGAACCGTAAGAGAAGGCATGGTAAACTCAATACCGCAATGATCATGATCTTCTACAGGATCATAAGCTGTCTTAAATTTCATGGTTTCACCTCCTTTCGCAGGCGCCTAGACGCGGCGAGCGTGGCGTACAAAAAAAGGGCGATCTCTATGAGATCGTCCTTTTTCTGATACGCTCTTTATTAGGTTATCATTTAGTAGAATCATTGTCAATAGTCTGCACATATTCTATGGCGCGACCAACAATGACAGGAATGTGGGACTCGTCACAATTCTCAACGTAATAGCGACCGTCGCTGTCACCAAGATTGCCAACATAATACAAAGTAAAATCTTCAGGATACTTCTTAATAAGCATTTTATCATCATTAACTATACCTTCAAAAGCTCGCAGAGCAAGCATATCATTGTGGTAAACCTGTGGAGGGCTGAACTGTTCAGCCTTAGAATCATAAATGGAATAAAGTCTCAGCGGAACCATCTCCTTTTCTAAATGCAACTAAATACCTACGAATCATAAGATATAGCGTAGCTGATATGACATAATAGTCATTATCAAGGCGAACAACTCTAGAATCATCGGGTTTAAGACGGTAAGCGGCATATTTACTACCACAAAAAGAGTAATTAAAAGAAATATTACGCTCACGACAGAATTTTTTAACAGCTTCAAATTCACTAATAAGCATCACCTCATTTCTGACTTAATAATAACACAGTCACAATACTTTGTCAAGCTTTCTGCCAAGAAAATGTTTATACTTACCTTCCTGAACACGGCACCGATCAACCAAACGCTCGAAAGTATTGTTCTCCAGATTATGAAGCATCTTCTCAATACGGTTATTACGAATATATTCCATCCAGTGAGGATGCGTTTCATCAAATTTCTTATCGTAATAATGAGGAGGACGCATCTTCTTACCGTCAATAACAACATAATCATTAGCATAGCATTCTTCGCCATGATCTTCAAGCCATTTAGCACCTATGCCAGGACGATTAGAAGCAACCATGAATTCAGGAATGCGACCTTTATAGTGAGATTCAGCATTTTTACCAGTCTGTTTTTTTACTATGTAGCGAGCGACATAGGCAGCAGCATCAAAACTAAACTCACCAATAAGATGCATACCGTATTTCCATACTTTGGCAAAACGAGAAGAAGTATAAGTGTTATAACCGTCTGTGCGGAACCGAAGAACTTTGTCGCTAAAATTAATATTAAACAATATGTAATGATAATGGGGACGACCATGAAGTTCACCATATTCACCACAGCCGAGAAAGCGAATACCACTGCCATACTCACGACGAAGATTTTTCATAAAAGTCTGATGAAATTTCTTGCTTAAACTTTTATTAGCCGGCAAATGATAATCGTCAAAAGTGCAAGTAACGAAATAAGCAGAAGACGAAGTACGGGCTTCGTGAACAGC